GGACGGTTTCTGTGATGCTATCAATAAGACTATGGCAGCATCCGATATGCACCTCATGATGTTTCACCCGGATTATCCTGCAGATGATGCTGGCCTAGACTTTCTGGTTGATCATTCGGTAAGTGAAGACAGTGACCTAATGTACTGTATGGTATTTGTGCAGAACTTGTCTAAGGTAGATGATGCTTCTGTATGTTTAGAGAAGACAGGGTACTATTCGTATTTCCCTGAAGATGTACACAACGAACTCGTTCTAGAAAGAAGGAAGCTAAGATATGGCAATGGGTAAGAAACGTATGCCTGCAAAGAAGATGATGCGCGGTGGTATGACTGCTGCTGCCGGTGGTGCTAAAAAGAAGCCCGCCGCTAAGATGCGTGGCGGTGGTATGGCAAAGCCTATTAAGATGCGCGGTGGCGGCATGATGAAGAAGAGCAAGAAGTAATGCAAAAGGCTGTTGTGCTCTTTTTCGCTATGCTTCTGTTGAAGGCAAGTAAGCCCTTTCAGTATGTAGCGGATAGGCTGCATAGCAAGCATGTTGGACTTCTAGATAAGGCACACCAGTAATGCCAGACCTGTCAGCATCAAAGTTTCACACGCAAGGCTATACGATAGCGTCTACTTCAGCGGACGCTAGTGCTACAGTTGTGTATACGTGTCCGAATAACTTTGGTTCCGTCGTTCGGTATCTGCACCTGTCAAATAACAACACGGCTACAAAGAAAGCCTATGTGCAGTTTTACCACGCGGATGACGGGGAGTATCACTATATTGCGAATGGCCTATCTATGTCAGGCCACAGCGTAGCTAATCTTGTGAACGGCGGCTACTTTAACTTACATGCAGGCGACAAGATCCTCGTGTATGGTGAGACGACCAACACCATTGAGGTAATCGTGTCTTGCGAAGAGTACTTTAACCCCACACACGGGACGTAGCGACATCATGAGAATAGCTAACGCGGGCTTTATATGGGCTATCATTATTTCTGTAGTAGGCGGGGCTTTGTGGCTAGGTCAGGAACAGGGACGCCTTACGTCTCAGGCTTACGCTCTTGAGAGCCGTGTGATTATACTGGAAGACCGTAGGGATGCCCTCGTAAAAGTGCAAGCAGACGTAGAGCACATCAAGCGTCAACTGGATCTGATTATGGAAGAGATGCGTAAGAGTAAATAGCTACTGCATAGCGGGGTTGCATTAATACCTTGCCATGCTGCATTGCAACATAAGTCTATCTGAATATAACTATCCTCGTGCCAATAAGGCATATCAATAATATCTGACGAGGATGGACAAACAGATGACGAAGTTTATGAAGTTTTTGGAGTATTACACAGACCGGCGCTCAAAAAATGCAGCATACCGTGTGCTTAACGAGATGAGTGACTACGAACTGAAAGACATGGGAATCTCTAGGTGCGAGATCAAGCATAGAGTATACGGCCCCAAATAAACAAATGGGGTTAGGGAGAGGGTTGCTATGATAGAAGGTTTCTTGCAGACGTGGTGGCCGCAACTAACAGCTTTCGTGCTGGTTATTGCATGGCTGAATAGAGAGAGTATGCGTATGACTGTTCGAGTGGAGATGCTCGAAAAGAAAGTCGAAGGCCTCTACGTGTTGTGGAATAAGCAGGTAGATCGAATGCTAGATAAAACGGACACTAAGTAAGGGTTACTTATGGCACGACAGCTAACAGAAAATCAGCAGAAGTTCCTCGAAGTCTTGTTTGACGAAGCAGGGGGCGATGTCGTGCAAGCTAAGCGTCTCGCAGGTTACAGCGAAAAGACCCCTACACGTTTGATTGTAGAGGCCCTGAAGGACGAGATTGCGGACGCTACACGTTCGTACTTTGCTCGTACTGCTCCAAAGGCTGCTATGGCAATGATGGGCGCTTTGAATGACCCCACAGAACTAGGCATTCGTGATAAGATGTCTGCTGCTAAAGACTTGCTTGATCGTGCAGGACTTGGTAAAGTAGACAAAGTGGATGTATCCTCTAGTGGTGGCGGTGTGTTTTATCTGCCACCTAAAGAGGGCAAGAACGAGTAAAGCAACGTGTCTTTTGACTACAAGAGGGACTTAGGTTTTTGGGAGTTGCCTAGGCCCCACAAAGGTAAAGAGAAAGAGTGGCACGTAATAGCAAGAGTTCAGGGAAGCGTAGTCCCGTTCGGGTATGAAGTACACCCTGAGAATGACAGGCTTCTAAACCCTATCCCGCATGAGTTAGAAGCACTGGAACTTGCGAAGCGTCACTTGAAGCAGTACACTTTAAGGGACGTATCTCGTTGGCTGACTAAACAAACTGGGCGCTACATTTCTCACATGGGCCTAAAGAAGCGAGTAGAGATTGAGCGACGACGTAAGAAAGCAGCTACTATTAAATACAACCTTGCCAAGCGCCTCGAAAAAACCCTCGCGGAAATCGAGAAGCTCGAAAAAGGCAGGGTCGGGGCGTACTCAACGGTCACGCAAGACTAAGGAAGCTGAAACAGTTGCCACCCCTGAGACTGTACCAGCGCAAGTCGCACCTGCAGAGTACGATGTCGAGGCAGCACAAGACGTAGTGTTCAAGCCAAACCCCGGCCCTCAGACACTGTTCTTGTCTTCGTCTGAGCGTGAGGTGTTATACGGTGGTGCTGCAGGTGGTGGTAAGTCTTACGCTATGTTGGCTGACCCCCTACATGGACTGAACGACCCAAACTTCAGCGGGTTGCTTGTACGTCACACTACTGAAGAACTTAGGGAACTTATTCAGAAATCACAGGAGTTGTACCCTAAAGCTATTCCGGGCATCAAGTGGTCAGAGCGTAAGTCTCAGTGGACTTCGCCAAGGGGTGGTAGGCTCTGGATGTCGTACCTTGATAAGGACATGGACGTCACTCGATATCAGGGGCAGGCGTTTAACTGGATTGGGTTTGACGAGCTAACACAGTGGCCTAGTCCGTTTGCATGGGACTACATGCGCTCTCGTCTTCGTAGTGCTTTTAGTCAAGACTTAGGACTCTACATGAGAGGCACTACGAACCCCGGAGGATCAGGGCATTCGTGGGTTAAGAAGATGTTTATTGATCCTGCTCCTTCTGGTGACTCTTTCTGGGCTACCAACATTGAGACAGGAGAAGAGATTAAGTTTCCCGCAGGTCATAGTCGAGCAGGGCAACCTCTGTTTAAAAGGCGATTCATTCCCGCAAGCCTTTTCGACAATCCTTACTTATCTGAAGGCGGTGACTACGAGGCGATGCTTCTTTCGCTGCCTGAACACCAAAGGAAACAACTTCTAGAGGGTAACTGGGACGTTAACGAGGGTGCTGCATTCCCTGAGTTTAGCAGGGATAAACATGTAGTAGACCCTTTCAAGATCCCCGGATCGTGGACGCGGTTCAGAGCTTGCGACTACGGATACGGAAGTTACACAGGCGTTTTGTGGTTTGCTGTATCACCATCTGAACAACTGGTTGTGTACCGGGAAATGTACTGCAGTAAAGTCACCGCATCTGACTTGGCTGACATGATACTTGAGGCGGAAGCCGAGGACGGAACGATGCGGTACGGTGTGCTCGACTCTTCTCTGTGGCACAAGCGAGGTGATACAGGACCGTCCCTTGCAGAGCAGATGAACATGAAGGGCTGCAGGTGGAGGCCGTCAGACAGGTCACGCGGATCACGAGTAGCAGGTAAGAACGAGATACATAGACGTCTTCAGGTAGAAGAGTTTACGAACGAGCCGGGTCTTGTGTTTTTCTCTAACTGTGTTAATACTATCGCTCAAGTACCGGCGATACCTTTAGACAAGCGTAACCCAGAGGATGTTGATACAAACGCAGAAGATCACTTGTATGACGCTTTGCGTTACGGCATCATGACACGACCAAGAAGCTCTATATGGGACTTTGATCCTGCGAGTCAGAGGTCAGGCTTTCAAGCACAAGATCCTAAGTTCGGATACTGATAGTGTATATTCAACTTGAAATGGACTTTGAAACACCTGTTATGAGGCCCGGTAGCCTAGCGAAAGGTGTTCCTGACTTAAAGGTGTGCTTTACTTGTAAAGAAGAGAAACCACGTAGATCACACAGTACCTTTAACAGGTAAAAACGTATGTGGCTTACACGTACCGTGGAATTTGCAGGTGATACCTGCTAAACATAATCTTGAGAAGAACAACCACTTCGATGATTGGAACTTAAACGATGGCTGAAATAGATGATCTCTCATTTGAGACAGACGAAGTAACTGCTGCAGAGTCAGATACGGATAGTATCTTTGAGAGCAAGTCCAGCGTTGTGTCTTTCGTTGAAGAGCGATACAACCGTGCTGAGACTGCCCGCTTTGCAGATGAGACACGATGGCTTCGTGCGTACCGTAACTACCGGGGGCTGTACAGTTCGGACGTACAGTTTACGGATACTGAAAAGTCTCGCATCTTTGTTAAGGTAACCAAGACTAAGACGCTCGCAGCCTACGGGCAGATTGCAGACGTCCTCCTTGGCAACAACAAGTTTCCCCTGACCGTTAACCCATCTGTACTACCTGATGGTGTTGCTGAGTCTGTGCATATCAACATTGACCCCAACGCTGAAGCTGCAGGTGATGCGCTCCGTGGTGTCACAGAGGATACTCCACCTAAGCCATTCGTAATCGGGCCAGACACTGTACTGCAGCCCGGAGATACGATGACTACGCTGAAGGATCGTCTCGGCCCTCTGCAAAACAAACTAGAGCCTGTCAGTGATAAGATCATCGAGGGTGACGGCACTACGCCTACTACAGTCACGTTCCACCCTGCCATGGTCGCTGCCAAGAAGATGGAGAAGAAGATCCACGATCAGCTGGCAGAGTCTGGCGCTTCTGTACATCTTCGTAGTATGGCATTCGAGATGGCGCTTCTAGGCACAGGCGTAATGAAAGGCCCCTTTGCTGTAGACAAGGAATACCCTAACTGGGGTGCAGAAGGCGAGTACGACCCGCTTATCAAAACTGTACCAGAAGTGAACCACGTATCTCTGTGGGACTTCTATCCTGATCCAGAAGCTAAGTCTATGAATGATGCAGAGTATGTG